ACGCAGACGCGACCGACCCGCGCATGGGCGTGCCGCCCGACAAATTCGGCACCTACTCAGTGCCGGTGATGCAGCCCGATCGCCGCCAAGCGGTGATCATGATGCTGTTTCCGCCGGAAGCGCTGCGCGACCAACCGCTCGACGTCATCCGTGAGGTCGTTACGCGCGGCTCCGCTGGCCTCCTCGAGACCATCGCGCTCGAGATCTACAAGGCGTTCACGTCCGACCCGGTGGACGGCGCGGCAGCTCGCACGATCTCGGAAGCGTTCGCCGCTCACGCCGACTCGCTTCGGAAGGGATGACGCGACCGATTATCTTTCCTCATCCATAAACGCTCACGCCCTCACTCCATGCCACGCTCACGACGCCGGAAAGGTGCGAAGAAAGTCGCGACGACCGCCGCGACCAAGCGCGGAGCTCGGCGCCAGGACGACGGGCGCCGGCAGCGGCGATACTACGACCCGGGGAGCGCGCCGCGTGCAAGCAACCCGGAGAAGATGCCGGGCGCTCGTCAGGCGGATTGGGGATGAAGTGGCGCGAGTATTCGGAGTGGAGTGAGTCCGCTGACCGCTGGGTCGCCGACGGTAATGTCGCCATCGCCGGCGGTATCATTGAGCGTGTCGGCGGGGGCGAGTCGAGGTATTTGCAGACGCGCGACCCAGCGACGTTCCGCGCTGCCTGCGAAGTGCTCGGCACCACGCCGCCCGATGTCCCACGGCGCAGCGGCGTCAACATCGACGGCGTCTATCTGCTCAAAGCGCTGTATCTCTGCCGGTACGGCACGCTCGATGACACCTACGGTGTCTCGCGGCCGTGGGATCGGCCGTGCCCTGAATGCGGACTGCCGTTCGATCACATCGCCGCACACGACGGCCTCGGCCTCGTGCAACGGACCATCGCGGCATGCGCCGCCGGCCATCAGTGGACGGTATGAGCGACGACGTCGACCGGATCGCCGAGGAGATCGCCGCCGACTTCCACGCCCACGAATGCAAGTATTACAAGGCAGGCGAGGACAGCGAGGCGTGCGAGGATGGCTGCGTGTGCGAGTGCGGCGCGCACCTCGAGATGGGACCGACTTTCGCCGCTGACGGTTTGTGGGCGTGGCATCTGCCCGACGGATCGTGGGCGGTGTTTCCAGACCCGGCGTTGAAAGGCGAATGATTACGGTCATCATCGACGACCCGGGCGCGGACACTCCGCTCACGCCGGAGATCCGCGCGCTGATGGAGGAGTACGAGCAATTACTCAAGCGGCTGGCCGAGGGAAACCTTTTCGCCTCGCGACCGCCAGAGCCGACCGTGTCCATCACTTTCGATTTTGTCGAGCCGCGCACGGCGAGAGGACGGCCGATCGCCAACCCGCATGCTCCGATTCCAGAACGGATCCGCCGACGCTGCCGGCGCTCGTACTAGCTTTCATCGCATGCCCAACAAGCGATTGACCGTTCGCGAGCTCATCGAGATTCTTCGCACGCTGCCGCCAGAGAGTACGTGGCACGGTTGGGATGATGGCTCGCTCATCATCACCGAAGCGGGTAACGAGATGCGCGTGATAGCGTTTATCGACGCCGACAGCGGGATCACTCGACCGAAGTAGCGGGGTACGTGCTTGCTCGACTAGCCGCGCACGGCGCGACGACTCTCCCACTCGTCGCCCCACGCCGTGACCGCTGTTCTCGACGCGCCATCCCCTGCCCCGCTCGATACCTCGTGGCTCACGCCCGACGGGTTGCGCGACGTGCTCCGCTTTCTGGAGCCGGTCGAGCGCATGGAGATGTTCGCCGCGATCGACGGGCTCACCGAGCGGCAACAGACCTTCCGCGAGTTCGTCTGTGCGCAGAAACCGAAGTTCCAATGGAGCTGGCATAACGAGCTCTTGGTACTCCGGCTTCAAGACGTAGCCGATGGGCTGTTGCTTCGCCTCATCGTCAACGAGCCGCCGCGGCACGGCAAGTCCGAAGTAATTAGCCGCCTATTCAGCGCATATTGGCTCTACAGACACCCGGAGACGTTCGTCGGGCTGGCGGGCTTCGGTGATACGCTCGTGCGTGGACACAGCCACGCTGCGCAACGGTACTACGAGGGCTCGGGCGGCGTCATCAAGCCCGAAGTGTCGGCCGTCGGGCATTGGGAAACCAATGAGGACGGCGGAATGTGGGCCGCCGGCGTTGGCGGCGGCATCATGGGCAAGGGCTTCTCGCTCGGCATCATCGACGATCCGTACAAAAGCGAGAAAGAAGCGCAGTCCGACGCGGTGCGCACCGCCGTTGAATCATGGTTCGACTCGACGTTCTATTCCCGCCAGGCGCCGGGCGCCGCGATCATCATTCTCATGACTCGCTGGCACGAGTCCGATTTGGTCGCGTGGCTCTTGAAGGCCGAGCACGACGCCGAGGACACGCCCGAGGGTTGGCACGTCGTGAGCCTCGACGCGATCCACGATCGCTACGATTTCGAGAAGTGGAAAGCCGAGCTCCCGAAAACCGTCACCGTCGAGCCGGATCCGCGCAGCGACGGCGAGCCGCTCTGGCCGGCGCGTTGGGACTTGAAGAAACTCCGGAAGATTCGGCGGCGCTACGGCGGCCCGAGTGGCTACCGGTGGCGCTGTCTTTACCAGCAGCGGCCGAGCGCGCGCGAGGGCGGATTCTTCCGCGTCAACCTCATCACGATACACGACCGCGTGCCGGCGCTCTTGAAACAAGGCCGCGGCTGGGATCAGGGCGCGACCGAGGGATGCGGCTCATGGGATGAGATCTCACCGGACAATCAGCCGAACGACGATGCCGATTGGACGGTCGGCGTGCGGCTGGGCCTCGCGGCGAACGGCGACTATTGGGTGACGGATTTCGTCATGGGCCAGTGGGAGCCGGGCGCGCGCGATGCCGTCATCCGTCGGACGGTGAAAGCGGACGGCCGCGCCGTGCACCAACGTGGCGAGCAGGAACCGGGCGCCGGCGGTAAGTCGAGCGCGCGCGCATTCCGTCGACTGTGCGCGGGCTACTCGTGCTCGACTGAGCGCGCCGACGAGAAAAAGGAAGTGAAGGCCGAGCCGTTGGCGAGCATCGTCTCCGATGGGCGACTCAAACTCAAGAGAGCGCCATGGAACGAAGTGTTCTTGAAGTGGATGCGCGCATTCGGCCCCGGCGTGAAGTGGGATGACGTGCCGGACGCGGCGTCGATCGGCTATAACTGGCTGTCACAATTCGAGCTCCGGCTCCTCGGCGCGGATCCGCTCGAGGATGAGAACGGGCCCGACGCACCCGATGAGTAGGGGCGCCGCGAGACTTGACGCCATGAGCGAACTGTGATAGGATCCACTCCTACCCCACGAGGGGGTGATGGACGCGATCAGTCCAGTAAGTGACCGATGTTGAGCCGCGTTCCCTTTTTAGGGCCGGTGGTCACCCAAGGTAAAGTGCGACTGACGCAGCTCCCGCCACGCGGAAGGACACGACGCCCTAGCAGACCATCGCTAGGGCGTTCGTGCATTATGCGCGGAATGTGATAAGTTCCACCGCAGTGCAGTTCCGGTTGCGCACGGCGCGACGTCTCTCGTCGATCCCCTCGCCCGAGCCAACCGATGCCGACGCCGTTCGATGCTTTCGGGTACGTCGAAGCCACACAGACCGTCCGGCGTGCAGAAGCCGCGACGACGCTCACCGGTCTCCTCCTCAATCCGATCGTCGGCAGCGGGGTCGCCGATTCCACACCGCGACCGCTCAATGCCTCGGGCATCACCGCGACGATTCGCGCGATGCTCGACGGCGATATGTGGCTCGGCGGGTTCGGGTGGATCGGACCGCGACCCGGGCCGCTCGAGGATGGCTTCTCGCAAACGATGGCGCTGTTGCAACAGGGCTTCGTCTCCGAGAACGCGCTCGCCGACGTGATCGATCGGCACGTCGCCGGCGTCATCGGGAAAGAGCCGCAATGGTCGATCACGCCGACGCGCGCGATTCCCGTCGACGAGGAACCGACCGACGCCGAGCAAGCGGACATTCGCGAGGCCGAAGCGCTCGTCACGCAATGGTGGGACGCGCGGAAGCTGCACAAGTTCATGCAGACGGCGACCCGCACGCTCCTCTATGCGCGCCGCTCCGTGGTGCGCCTCTACGTCCCTCGCGGCAAGCTCGCGTCCGAGAACATCGCGGACCCGGAGAATCCGCAACGGATGAAAACGGTCAAGGTGATTCGCGCGGCCGACGTGCCCGCGGGTCTCGCGTTCGTCTGGCCGGACGCGCCCGTGCCCGAGCTGTCGACGGTCGCCGAGGATCCGGACACGAAAGAGAGCATTGGCGTCGTGCTCTATCGCGCGGGTCAGAACGTCATGGGCACGGCGGGCGATCGCGAGATCGCCGAGCTCACCTACCTGTCGGAGCCGAACACCGGCGGCAAAGCGCTCACCATCATTCGCCAGGCATCGACCGGCTCGGCCAACGCGACGGTGCGCCTCGACTTCGGCGGCCGGCTCTCCATGTACGAGATGACGCGCTCGCCGTTCGTCACCGCGCAGATGATTCAGATTCAGCGCGCGCTCAACCTCGCGTTGTCGGCGCTGCCACGAAACGTCATCACGTCGGGATGGCTCGAGCGCGTGATCGCCAACGCGCAGATGCCCGGCAAATGGGTGTCCGATGCCAAGAGCGAGGGCGGCAAGCGCTGGGTGCCCGATGATCACCGCACCGGCGCCGGGCAGACGACCTACCTTCGCGGCCTGAAACAGACCGACGACGCATCGGGCGCGGTCTCGTATTCCACGCCGACGGTGAATTGGCGTGAGCCCTCGCCGGTCGCGCCGACCGTGGAAGCGCAAGAAGCGCTGTACACGGCCA